GCCTGCTGGACGTGCAGCACGAGCACGACGGCCGCAGCTGAGTACGATGCCGCCACGCCGACAGGACGACGATCCAGACAAGATCGACCCGCGCCTGATACCACGCACGGCACGCGCCTGCACCGGGTGCATGAAGGTCAAGCCGCTGGACGCGTTCCCAAGCCCGCAGAGCAAGGGCGCGCTGTGCTACCCATGCACCGGGCTGTGGATGCTGTACGGTGAACGCCCGACCAAGAGCTGGACGCGCTACCCGTGCACCGGGTGCGAGGTCGTGGTGCGGGCGCCCAGCCGCTGCAAGAGCGCACGCGCCCAGCTGTGCCTGACCTGCTACGACGGGTGGAACGAGTTTGACCAGGAAGTGCAGCGCCGCAGGCGCGAGGGGCTGCTGTGATCGTCTACCTGAAGGGCTGGCACGCGGTGCCCAAGGCACGGCCACGCGTCACCAGCAGGGGCACGTTCATGCCGGCAGGCTATCAGGACTGGAAGCAGGAGACGGCGTTCCAGATGCGACAGCAGCACCGGCAAGAGCCGATGCAGGGGCACGTGGCGGTGGCGATCGACATCGTGGCCAAGCGGAAGCCGAGGGGTGACATAGACAACCTGGCCGGCGCTATCCTAGACGCAGGCAACGGCGTGCTGTGGACGGACGACCGCCAGATCGTGGCGCTTGCCGTTGTCTGGCTGACGCCGGCCGATGAGCTGCCGGAGGGCATCCGGCTGGAGGTACGGGAATGGACACGGGAAAGCAGCCGCGCCGCACGATGAAGGGCGCGCCGAGCAAGAAGACAGACGAGGCCGTGCAGCGAATCATCGAGCTGCTGTCGGCTGGCAACTATAGGCGCGTGGCCTACACAAACGCCGGCATCAGCAAAGAGACGTTCCTGCGGTGGCTGCGCGAAGATCATGACTTCCGCGCCGCTGTAGAAAAGGCGGAAGGGTCAGCCGACGCCCTGCACCTGGCCAACATTCAGCGCGCCGCCATAGACGGCACGTGGCAGGCCAGCGCCTGGTACCTGGAGCGCAAGCACCCGGAGGAGTGGGGCAAACAGGACCGCAGGCCGGAAGGCAGCGAGCGCGTAGAGATCACGCTGCGGTGGGATGACACGCCCGAGGCCGACGCATGACCGGCCAGCTGCACGATAGCTACGGGTGGACCATCGGTGACACGGCCGCGCTGGTCGTGCTGGTCGGCTGCCACGTCGCCATCATGGTTGTGCTGGCCGGCAGCGGTGGCTGCCCCTGATCATCAATCTGCCCAAGCTGCACCCAGAGCAGCTGCGGATCTTCCGCAACCCGGCACGCTTTAAGGTGCTGGTGTGCGGCAGGCGCTGGGGCAAGACGCGCCTGGCGGCCGTGGCAGCCGTCGCCACCGCCCTGCGCGGCGGCAGGGTGTGGTGGATAGCGCCGACCTACGCCACGTCCATGATCGGCTATCGGCTGACCAAGCGGCTGCTGTCTGGCCAACCGTGGGCCACGCCACGCGACGGCGACCGGGCGATCGTCGTGCCGCAGGTAGGTGGCGAGGTGTGGTTCAAGAGCGCCGACGCGGGCGACGGTGGCCTGCGAGGGGAAGGGCTGGATCTGGTCATCTTCGATGAGGCGGCATACGTGCCCGAGGCCATCTGGACAGAGGCCATCCGGCCGGCGCTGTCTGACCGGCAGGGGAAGGCCATCATCATCAGCACGCCAGCAGGGGAGGGAGACTGGTTCCACCGCGCCTACGAGGCCGGCGGCAAGCGGGACGGGTGGGCGTCGTGGCAGCTGCCGAGCTGGACGAACCCGCATCTGAAGCCAGAGGAGATCGAGGCAGCACGCGCCGACCTGCCCAGCATCGTGTTCCGCCAGGAATACGGAGCAGAGTTTGTAAGCGCTGCCGGCACGCGCGTGCGGCGCGAGTGGCTGCGCACCGGCCGGCCCGCCGAGGCCGAGCTGCGCGCCAGCAAGGTCACAATGGGCGTGGACCTCGCCATCAGCACGAAGGACGGCGCCGACTACACGGCGGCCGTGGTGGTGGCTCGGCATCCTGACGGCAGGATTTGGGTGCTGGACGCTGCCCGCACGCGCGCCACGTTCCAGGACGTGCTGCGCTTCGTGCAGGCGATGGCCGCCAAGCACCAGCCAAGCACCATCCTCGTGGAGCAGGTGCAGTTCCAGGCGGCCGTGGTGTCCGAGCTGCTGCGTACCACCAGCCTGCCGGTGCGGGGCGTGCGCCCGGACAAGGACAAGCTGACGCGGTTCCAGCCCATCGAGGCGCGGCTGGAACAGGGCATGGTCCTGCTGGACCCAGGTCTGCCCGATGACTTCACCAAGGAGCTGCTGGCGTTCCCGCTGGGCGAGCACGACGACCAGGTGGACGCGCTGGCCTACGCGTACGGTGGCGGCGCCCGCACGCTGGAATGGAGCTGACGGGGTGACGCTGGCCGCGTCGTGCGGCTAGGATGGTGGCAGGCGCCCGCCAAACGGTCGGGACAAGCTACAGGCGTGGCGCCAACCTTCGCGAGGGCAGCATGGCACAACAGCAGCGCATCGGCGCCCGGTGGCTTGAAGCGGTGCGGAAGGCGTTCCGGCTGGGGCCGGCCGTGGTGTCGCCGTACGGTGACACGGCCAGCTTCATTGAGAGCGGCTGGCAGCGCGACAGCATCCCCAAGGAAAAGTGGCAGGAGCTGTCTGTGGCCGTCTACAGCTGCACCAGGCTACGCGCCCAGACGCTCGCCAGCGTGCCCTTGAAGGTGTACCAGCGCGACGCCGACGGAAACCTGCAAGAGCAGAAGGCCGGCCCGCTGGTGGATCTGCTGCGCACCGTCAACAGGCATTGGACGCCCAACCGCCTGTGGCAGATGACCGAGGCAAGCATGTGCACGTGGGGCGAGGCGTTCTGGGTGCTGGAAGGTATGGGCGACCAGCTGCGCCAGCGGCCTACAGAGATCTGGTGGGCACGCAGCGATCGCATGCGCGTCGTGCCTGACCGCGACGGCTACATCAAGGGCTACGAGTACCACGACCACAACACGCGGCTGCTGTTCAAGCCCGAGGAGGTTATCTGGTTCAGGTACCCCAACCCCGGCGATGAGTTCCGCGGCCTGTCCCCGCTGGAAGCCGCGCGCCTGTCGGTGGAAACCTCGGTGGATGCGATGGTGGCCAATCGCACGATTTTCTCAAACGGCATGCAGCCCGGTGGCATCATCAGCCCAAGCGACAGCAGCATCAGCCTGACGCGCGAGGAACGCGAGATGATCGAGGCGCAGCTGTCGCGCCGCCTGGCTGGCGCCGACCGCAGGCACAAGATCATGGTGTTCAGCCACCAGATGAACCTACAGACGCCGACGCTTTCCCCGAAGGATGCCGAGTTCATGGCGTTGATGGGCTGGACGCTGAACGACGTGTGCCGCGTGTTCCAGGTGCCGCCTACCAAGGTGCAGGACTTCACCAAGGCCACGTACAGCAACGTCGAGCAGGCCGACAAGGCATTTTGGACAGACTGTATCGGCCCTGAGCTGTCGATGTTCGCCAGCGAGCTGACAGAGCAGCTGGCGCGGCTGTTCGGTGACGACCTGGTGATCCAGTTCGACCTGTCGCAGGTCAAGGCGCTACAAGAGGACCAGACCGAGATCACCGACCAGATGGTCAAGCTGGCAGGCATGGGGGTGCCGCTGAACCGCCTGTTGCAGGTGTACCGGCCTGACCTGCTGCCCGAGGGTGACACGGGCTACAGCTGGGGCGACCAGCCGCTGGCGTGGCAGCTGCCCACGTTCGCCGTGCCTGAGCCGGAAGCCCTGCCTGCCCAGCCCGACCAGCAGGCAACGGAGGCCGCCAAGAGCGCCAGCCCTTTCGTCTATAGCCGGGTGCCAGCGTACGGCAGCACCTGGCACAAGGCCGAGCTGCGCAGCCGCGACAACCTGATCCGCCAGATCGAACAGGAGATGGCGGCCGCCTACGTGGAGTGGTCCACGGCGCTGGTGGCTGACATTGAGGGGCGCCTGCTGGCCGGCGCCAAGGCGCTGGGCACGGGTGCAGGCGACCTTGACCCCGAGAACCCGTTTGACCTGGAAGCGTGGCAGCAGCTGGCGCTGGAAGGCATGGGGCCGTACATCGAGCAGGGCATGCAGCGCGGCGGCACGGTGGCGGCCAATCGCATCGGCAGCGCGGTGCGCTTCAACATCCGCAGCGAGGCCAGCCGACGCTTCCTGCGCGAGCGGCAGCAGCGGTTCGTCGTCGAGATCACAGAGAGCCGGTGGCGCAACCTGAAGACCAGCCTGCAAGCGGGCATCGACGTTGGCGAGGACGTGCTACAGCTGGCGCGCCGGGTGCCGCAGCACGTGCGTCCGCAGCTGTCATCCGGCGAGACGATCGCGCGCACCGAGGTGGTGGGTGCCTTCAACGGCGGCACGGAGCTGGCGTTCAAGGAATCCGGCATCGTGGCCAGCAAGGCGTGGCTGGCAGCCATCGACGACAGGACGCGCGAGAGTCACGTGCAGGCACACGGCCAGACGGTGCCGGTGGATGCTGACTTCAGCCTGGAAGGTGGCAGCGGCCCGGCGCCCGGCCAGATCACCGTGCAGGGGGCCAGCGTGCCGCAAGAAAACATCAATTGCCGGTGCACCATCGTGGCCGTGCTGGGCGAGGCCGCAGGGGCACGCGCTGGCGACCTCGCTGGCGTCGAGGCTGAACGCGCCGAGCGGGAGGGCTTCTAGTGCCCGTCACAGACTTCCCCACGCCCGGCGACGACAAGCAGCCCAGCCTGGCCAACAGCCAGTGGGAGCTGTTTCCCGTTGGCGAGGCCGAGCAGCTGCGGCAGGACTGGCCCGGCATCTGGGACGAGGGGGGCAACATTCGCGGCAACCGCCAGTTCGCGTTGCTGGCGCCGATGGCGCGAGAGCGACGCGGCCCGCGCACGCCAGCCGAGGAGCAGGCCGTGCGCCTGCGCGAGGCGTGGGTGGCGCGGCATAGGGGTGACTATCGGCTGCCCGGTGTGGTAGCACAGATCAAGTGGCTTGCGGTAGGCGAGCGAGGAATAGACCACATGCGCGACGTCATCAACGAGGCCAAGGCCAAGCAGCGCCAGGAGCGCCGCACGATGCTGGCCGACCTCGTGACCGTCAAGAACGGTGAAGGCGAGTACGAGGGCGAGCGCCTGCCCATCTACACGTTCCGGATCACGTCCAGCGCCGTGGACCGCCAGAATGAGGTTGTCGATCCAAACGGCTGGGATTTCAGCGCCTACGAGAAGAACCCGGTGATCTTGGACAACCACAGGTACGAGAGCATCGAGGACATTTTGGGCCGCGCCCTGCTGCCGCTGCGGCGCCTGCCAGACGGGTGGGAGGTTGATATCCTTCTGTCATCTTGCGACAAGGCCAAGACCGCACGTACGCTGATCGATGAAGGCATGCTGAACGCCGTATCGGTGGGCTTCCGATCGCTGGAACGCGAGCGCGAAGGCACCGTGCTGGTGCACCGCAAGCAGGAGCTACTGGAGATTAGCCTGGTGTCGATTCCCGCCAACCCCGAAGCTATCCGCGTGCGCGCGGCGCTTCCGTTCAGCGACCTGCCGCTGGCTGACATGGGCATGGCGTGGGACGGCAGCGCAGCCCGCCAGCGCGTGCAGGAGCTGTGCGGCGCCGACGGTGCCGACCTGAGCGGGATGGACTGGGACCGGTACGCCCGCGCGTTCCTGTGGGTAGACCCCGAGATGCGCGAGCAGGACGGCGGCTACAAGCTGCTGATCGCTGACGTGGTGGACGGCGAGCTGGTGGCCGTGCCGCGCGCCATCTACGCTGCGGCCGGTGCGCTGGCCGGCGCCCGTGACGGTGTGGACATTCCCGCCGAGGACCGGCCCGGCGTGGCTGCCCTGCTGCGCGAGTGGTACGACAAGCTGGACATGCCCGCGCCCGCCAGCGTCGAGGCCGACGGCTACATGATGGACGATGAGGAGGAGCCGATGCAGACCATGAAGGCAGGCCGCGTGCTGTCCAAGCAGAACGCCGAGCTGATCCGCGCCATTCGCGAGCACGCCATGCAGATGGTGGAAGCGGTGGACCAGCTGCTGGCCCAGCTGCCCGGCGGCGAGGACGTGGTGCCCGAGCCGGAATACCCGGCCGAGCCTGAGATGGACGGCATGGGCAAGGACAAGCCGATGAAGGCTGCGGGGGCTGACCCTGTAGAGGTGATGGTGGCGGAACGGATGGCGGCGATTGCGGCAACCTTGGCCGCGTACCGGGCCTAGGGAGGGCCAACAATGGACAACATCATGAAGGGCCTGGAAGATATCCAGGCAGGCATCGGCGCCATGGGCGCCCGTATCGACAGCATCGAGAAGGCGCAGAACCTCGCAGCCGACAACACCGCGCGGCGCCTGCCCGTCGGTGACGCTGGCACGGCTGGTTCCAAGTTTGCCGGCCTGTCCGGTTCGGACGTGGCCTTCCTGCACGACCTCGTGAAGTCTGGCGCCATGCTCGGCCTTCGGCCCAGCGAGGAGCTGACCAACGCGGCTAAGGCGCTGAACCGTCCGTCGATCGTCACGCCCGCCAGCAAGGCCGGCAACTTCCGTCCGTGGACCAAGGCGACCCTGAACGAGGGCGCTTCCGGCTACGGCCAGCAGCTCGTCCCCGTGCAGTACGTGTCGGAGCTGTGGGATGCAGCGCGCGAGCGGTCCAAGGTGTTCGGCCAGATCCGTAGCTTTGAGATGACCGCGCCCACCGCGTACCTGCCCGTGGCCGCTGACCTGCCGGAGCCTGACCTGGTTGGCGAGAACACCACGGCCAACAGCTTCCGCACCGAGACGGCCCGCGCCGGCAGCAACAACGTCCTGGTGACTGCCAAGACCATGCTGTTCAACCAGGTGTTCACCGAGGAGCTGGAAGAGGATTCGCTGATCCCCTTCGTGCCCTTCCTGCGCGAGATGCTGGCCAACGCCGTCGCGTTCTACAGCGACGCCGTCATCCTGAACGGCGACACCACGAACGCGGCCACCGGCAACATCAACAGCGATGACGCCGACCCGGCCGATACCAAGTACTACCTGGCCTTTGACGGCCTCCGCCACGTCGGCCTCGTGGACAACACGGCGAACGGTTCGGACTGCGGCGGCGCCCTGTCGCTTGCCAAGCTGGCCGCGCTGAAGGGCCTGATGGTGGACAAGACCTACCTGCTGGACTGGGGCCATCCCGTGAACGCCGACGACCTGCTGTTCGTCTGCGATCCCGGTTCGGCCGATGCCATCGGGCTGCTTGACCAGGCGGTCACCGTGGATAAGTTCGGCCCGCAGGCCGGCGTCAAGGTCGGCCAGGTTGCCAACATTCTCGGCAACCCGGTCATCGCGACGATGGCCATGGGCCTGACCGAGGCCGACGGTAAGATCTCGGCCACGGCCGCGAACAACACCAAGGGCCAGATCGTCCTGTTCAACAAGCAGGCGTTCGCGGTGGGCATCCGCAAGGAGATCAGCTTCGACCTCGTGCGCGACCCGCGCATGGGCCAGATCAGCCTGGTTTCCCGCTTCCGCCTCGGCTTCGGCCGCTACGCTCCCTCCGGTTCCGCCAGCTCCATCAACGGCGCTGCGGTTCTCTACAACATCAGCCTGTAGGCCAGCGACATGCCAGTGTTTGAGCAGATCGCTGCCCGTGGGCAGATCGTTCCGTTCGTGTTCGTCCAGGACGCCGTTGCGGCGTCCCAGACGGATGCGCAGCTGAACATCCAGGAAGTGAGCGGTGGCATGGCATTGGCGGTTCAGGGCATCACCATGCCCTGGGCCGGCAGCGTCGTGGGCATCAGCGTGGACACGTCGGCGGCGGCCACGGCCGGTTCGCTGGCGGTTGGCGTCACCATCGGCGGCACCGAGGCTGCGGCTACTACCCAGACCATCACCACGGCCACGGCCGCGCGTGCTGTGTTTCAGGCGGATGCCGTGCGCTTCGTGGCTGGCGACAAGCTGGGCGTGGAGATCACCACGTCGGGCACGTGGGACGCCGTGACGGCTGACCTGGCCGTCATCGTCTACGTGCTGCTGGACTGCCAAGGCGCGTAGGAACGAACGCAACGTAGGCCACGCTGGCGGGTGCTGGCGTGGCCTACAGCACAGGAGGGGAACATGAACAGCCCGACATTGGGCAGCCTGAAGAACGTAGACGCCCTGCCGCTGGCGCAGCGCACGGGGCCGGTCAACGGCGACGTGATCAAGGCGTACTACGTCAAGGACGATCCCGTTACCGGCGCGTACATCGGCTGGTTTCAGGACGCGGCCATCTTCGTCAACCAGACGGCCGGCAGCGGCAACAGCAGCGGCCAGTATCTACAGGTGACGCTTCAGGGGCGCATCGACAGCGATCACGCGTGGGCCACGCTGCCGCAGTCGCAGGACATCAAGATCACCGAGAACACCGCCACCGGCTACTACGCCCGAGTGGAAGGGCCGCTGCTGCCCGAGCTGCGAGTGCAGGTGACTGAGACGGGCGTGGCCGATGCTACCTTTGAGGTGCATCTGGCCTTGCAGAGCGACTAGGGGGGAAGCCGTGATCAAGTGCATCAGCCGCTACAGCAGCAGCCTGGGCGCGTTCAAGGTGGGCGACGTCATCGAGCAGGCGGCGCTGATCGCTGCCCTGCTGGCTGACAGCCCGGCCAGCTTCGCGCCCGTCGAGGCCGAGCCGGTGGCAGAGATCAAGGCAGCCGACGACGAGCAGCCGGCGCCCGTGGCCGTCGTGCAGAAGCCTGCACGCATGGTTAGGCGGAAGGGGTAGCACGTGGCCATCACTAACGGCTACGCCACGCTGAACGAGATCAAGGCGCGCCTGTCCATCGACACCAGCGACACGCAGGACGACGCCATGCTGGAAGCGTGCGTGGAAGCTGCCAGCCGCCAGATCGACAAGTTCACCGGCACGCGCTTCTACACGGCAGGCAGCCAGGAACGCTACTTTACCGCGCTGGACCCGCTACGCGTCATCATCGACGACGCCACGGCCATCACGGCGATCGTGCAGGACTTGCAGGCGAATCGCACCTACAGCGACACGGTGGACCTCGGCGACGTGGATCTGCTGCCAGACAACGCCCAGCAGCTTGGCCTGCCCTACCAGCAGCTGGCCATCGTGCCCGACAGCCCCAAGACCTTCATCACCGACCGGCGCGGCATCAAGGTGACGGGCACGTGGGGATACGCTGCAAGCGCACCCCCTGCCGTCAAGCAGGCGTGCCTGCTGCTTGCGGCTGCCATGTTCCGTCGGAAGGATGCGCCGTTCGGCATCGCAGGCGGTGGCGAGGTTGGCCAGGCGATCCAGCTGGCAGCCATGGACCCGACGGCCCGGCTGCTGCTGGCACCGTTCCGGCGGCTGGGCGTGACGGATCTCGTGTAGTGGCTGACGGCCTGAGCATACAGGTGCGGCTGGACGGCTTCGATCGTCTGGTGCGCAGCCTGAACAGCGTGGACGTCGGGCAGCGCACGCGCCTGTTCCTGGACGGCGTGGGCCACCTGATCGTCAGCGAGGCCAGACTGCGGGCACCCGTCAACGTCGGCCTGCTGCGGTCAAGCATCTTTCACGAGGTGGACCAGCAGGAGCCACCGCGGTACGTGGACGTCGGCAGCCGGGTGCGGTACGCGCCCTACATGGAGTACGGCACGGGCACGACGCACGATCATCCGTCGTGGCCGAAGGTGCGCCATATCCCCTTCGTGGGCCGCGACGAGGACGGCCGGCCGGTGGCCGCGCTGTTCTGGTACGCCAAGCGCAAGGGGCTGGGCTTCGGCGGCGGCTACGCCATCGCGCGCGCCATCGCCAAGCGCGGCGGCCTGATGCCCCGGCGCTTCCTGCGCGGCAGCATCGAGGACCTGCGCGGGCGCATTGGCGAGCGGTGGGTGGAGGTGCGCGACGGTATCAGCCGGCACATCGCTGGCGGGGGGCAGGCGTGAACATCAGCAGCATCCGCGACGGCCTGAAGACGCGCCTGCAAACCATCAGCGGCCTGCGCTGCTACGACGTGCTGCCCGATGGCTTCGCGCCGCCTGCCGCGCTTGTCGCGCCGCCAAGCTTGATCCAGTACGGGGCCAGCCTCGGCAAGGCGTGGAACCGCACGCAGCTGACGGTGCGCGTGCTGGTGGCCAAGGCCAGCGACAGGGCAGCGCAGGACAAGCTGGACACGTACCTGGGCACCGGCACAGCCACCAGCGTGGCAGACGCCATCGAGGCCGACACCACGCTAGGCGGCGCCTGCAACCTCGCAAGGGTATTGTCCGCGCAAGGCGTGGGCGTCTACGATTATGCAGGGGTGCCCCTACTGGGCGCCGAGTTCACAATCGAGGTTCTGGCATGACCTGGAAGGCCAAGGCGCCGCTGTTCCATGACCCGTCGCAGGCAGAGTTCCAGCCCGGCGACGTGGTGCCTGATGCCGTCGTGGCCGACAGCCCTTGGCTTGTCGAGGCTGGGCTGGTCATCGATCCCAAGGCCAAGCCTGTGGCGGCGGACGCGCCTGCGCCCGAAGCGCCCGCAGTCGATGCGGTGAACCCTGACGACCCCGAGGCCGTGCCGGCCGATGAGGAGGGCTAAATGGCCTTTGTAGCAGGCAAGGGCGCGCGCGTCATTCTCGGCGCGTTTGACCTGTCCGCGTATTTGAAGAACGCCAGCCTGGCGGCCACCAAGGACACGCTGGACACCACTGTATTCACGGACGGCAGCCGCAACTACATCGAGGGCCAGAAGGCCGGCACGGCTACCCTGTCGGGGCTGTTCGACGGCGCAGACGACACGCAGGACGAGCAAGTGCAGGGTGCCTTCGCCAGCGCCAACGTGACCAACGTGTGCATCGGACTTGGCGGCCTGACCGTGGGAACGCCCGTCTACTGCGGCCGCGTCTGGGATGCGCAGTACGAGCAGGGCGCTAGCTTCGACGGGCTGGTGACGTTCGGCGCCAGCTTGCAGGTAGACGGCGGCTGGGAGCGTTCCGTAAGCCTACACGCGCTTGGCGCCGAGACGGGCACCGGCAGCTACACCAGCGTGGACAACGTCGCCGGCACGTCGGCCGGTGGCGCGGCCTATATTTTCGTGACCGCACAGAGCGGCGCGGCCGCCACCGTACTGGTGGAGCATAGCGTAGACGCCGTAACGTGGGACCCGCTTGTGACGTTCAGCGGCCTGTCTGGCACAAGCACTACGCGCACGGCGGTATCTGGTACCGTGCGGCGTTATCTTCGTGGCCGCCTGTCGGTGGCGTCCACGTCCATCACGTTCCAGCTGGCGTTCGATCGCTTCTAAGGGGGGCACCATGGCATTCGTTGCAGGCAAGGGCTACAAGGTCAAGATCGGTTCTGATGAGGTCACGGCCTATCTGACCAACGTCAGCCAGCCGCTGACCAAGGACGCGCTGGAAACCACCACGATGGGCGACAGCGCGCGAGACTACATCGAGGGCCTGAAGGGCGCCACGATCAGCCTGTCTGGCCGGTGGGATGGTGCAGGCTCGACGGCGATCGACGCTGTGCTGTATACCGCCTGGAACAGCGGCAGCTTGGTGACGTTCAGCCTGAACCCAACCGGCACCGCTACCTTCAGCACGTCGGCGCCCGGCTATACTGGCAACATGATCGTCACCAACTACGAGCACAACGCCGCTTTTGACGGCGTGGCGCAGTTCTCGGCCACGCTTCAGGTGTCTGGCGCCGTGACTCGCGCCACGTCTGGTAGCTTCTAGTGCAGCGCGACGCTATCCTGGCCGCTTTGCAGCCGACCTTCCAAGAGGTGCAGGCGGCAGGCGGCGCTGTGGTGGTGCGCGTCAAGGACCTGACGGTGCGCGAGCGCGAGGCGTGGCGCACCGCCAGCGCCAACGAGGACGGCACGCTGAAGCCTGACTGGCTGCTACAGCTGCTCTCGCTGGCCGTGCACGACGGCGACCACGCCAAGCTGTGGCCGACGGCTGCCGACGTGGACGGGCCGGATGCCATCATCAGCGAGCTGGCGCAGGCTGTGCTGCGGCAGAACGGGCTGGCGGCCGACAGCCAGAAGGAAGCCCAGGGAAACTAGAGCGCGCGCCGGAGCGGCGGTTTGTGTTCGCGCTGGCGCGCAAGCTGGGAATGACGGTGG